TGGTGGAATACATCATGGTGAAAGTGCGGTTGGTAAGTATGGCTTAATGCCAAATACCATTAGAGAAACGATCCATATGAATCCTGACTTGAAAAACAAGTATGGTAAAGGATTGAATCTCAAAGGCGACGATATGCGTAGATACATGCAGGATAATCCTGAAATGGAAGATGCCGTCGCCCAAAAACATTTACAAAGACTCGAACATCACTTTGGTCAAAGCCAAAGTAAAATAGGCTATGCGTGGCTAGAAGGAATTCGTGGCACGTACAAGGCTCAAAAAGCCAATAAAGATATAGAAAACCATTGGCATGTTAAGCGAATAAAAGAAGCTTACTCTAAGGAGAAATAAAATGCAATTGACCCCTAACGAAATCGATACTATTGAAGACGCAGGAATGCTCGATGGTAATCCCGTAAAGCTGCTCAGAACTAAGGGCGGATTCTTTATGGCAATCGGCAAACCACGCGGCAGATATAAAGACGAAGCTCTTGCAGCTGGAAGTCACCCTGCTATCGTTCGATACAATTTAGAAAGAGCTTATCCATCTTTTCAGCCAGCAATGATGAAAAGTGAACTGGCTTCTGAAAATTCGAAAGTTGAAAAACACTCTCACTTCCTTTCTGATTCCCTACGCAAATCTGGACACGATGTTTATTCGGTTCAAACTGGCGACAAGATCGAATTCCAAGTTACAAAACAGAACGTGAAGATCCACTCGGTTGACAGTCATGTTGGCGATGGATGTTTGATTTTCGGAAAAATGCAAATTGGTAAAGAATTTACCAGAGCATTGGCTGGCGCCACTGCAGAAAAAGCTATGCAATGTGGAGTTAACATCAAAATTAAGAGTAAATAATATGTGTGTTAAATTGATAAAAGACGACCAATTAATTGAATACGATTGCAACAAGCCCCTGATGGATCAGGTTTATGGTGTAAGTGAAGTAGTTGTAAATTACAAGCCAAAAGACAAAGCTGTAGAGTCTTTCCTTAAAGAAATGCAGAGATGTGTGCAGTATGGCGTAAATCCATCCGTCAAAGTGAGAGTCGAATATAACGATTTCTTAAAAGGCTACCAAACCAAGAAACAAATCGTTAAGGCGATGAATGATATAACCCTTAATGAGATCATCAAATTAGTGGCTTTAATGCAACGCAGTATAGATAAATCTCTCGAAGAAATTGCTACCGCGTGCGCAAATAGGTAAAAAATGCAAGACGATCAAGACTATAAACATGGACGAAATGAGAAGCCTCCTTTCTCCACAGATGACAAAGTTGATACGATAGACCGCCAGGGTCCGTATATACAGGAATCCTTTGACCTAAATAGGATGGATAACTTTGTTACCGGTCTTGGTGTGGAATATATTCACTATAAGTCGATTCCTAGTCCAATCGGTAAAAGAGACCGTGGAGACTACCGTCGAAGTGACGGCGTAGACACTATTACCTCAAATGGTATGATTTACAAATGTGCTGGCCGTTTTACGGCTACCATGACCGACAACTCCCGCGACCGAAAAAGAGCTGGCGCTGGCACTATGGACCCCTCAGAAGGCCTTTTAGTAATGCCTCGATTCTACAATAAAGACGGTGGAATAGCGAACGGCGAACGAATTTATTTGGCACCTGGCGACCGCATTTACGTGGCCGACCCCAAAGTTGACGTTTTAGTATCCAATCCTCAAGAGATGGATTACGAACAAAATATTCATAATCAGCCCATGTTTCCAATAGTTAGACTAGAATTGCCTATCATAGATAGTCGAAACATTGAGTATGTTCAAGGTATTGACTTCACGATCACAAAAGAAGGCGATATTTGCTGGCTCGCTAGCGGAAAAAACCCTGGAATAGACCCAGCCACCAATAAGGGTAGAATTTACTCAGTTCGATACCTCTACCGTGCTTATTGGTACGTGACGCAGTTGCTAAAAGAAGTAAGAATTACAAATGTGACCATAGACAATCAAAGGGTGCCTGAAAGGGCTTCCTATCATCTTTTGGTTCAGAGAGAATACATTTACCATAACCAAAATAGAGGATCTGACCAAAATCAAAATAAGGTCAAAGACAAGCATAGGGTGGCCCAAGCTCCCTTGGAGTCCACAGATCCCAATAAATATCAGGTACCCGTACAACCACGCGATTTACCGTCTAAATATACGATTCCAGTAGATATGTCATCAATTGGAGATGATGAAGAAAATGAATAAAGCCGAATACATGAAAATTTACTATCTGAAAAATAAAGAAAAAATGAATTCAGATACGATAAAAAGACGCCAAAAATCAAAGGATAAGTATTTGGCGTATCAATATGAATACAGGGCGAATCGAAGAAAAACCGATCCACATTTTAGGCTTATAGATAATGTGCGTAAGAGAGTGTGTAAGGTTTTAAAAGGCAAAGATAAAAGCACTTTGTTAATAATTGGATGCTCGCTAGAACAACTAAGGGGTCATCTGGAATCTAAGTTTAAGCCAGGCATGACATGGAAAAACTATGGCAAATGGCATGTAGATCACAAGATCCCTCTCGCCTCTGCAAAAAATACAATCGAAGTGCAAAATCTCTGCCATTATAGCAATTTACAGCCGCTATGGGCTAGGGAAAACCTGTCTAAAAACGATAGGATGCCCATAGAGACACAATCTTAGTAAGGTACTGAATAACCAAAGGAAGTTTAAATTATGCCAACACCACAAATTAAAAATAGAGCGATCCCAGGAGACCAATCACGTGATCCTTCAGCGGTAGAGCTATTAACTTACAACGAAAGATCCGGTGCAAGAAAAAGCATAGAAGTTGGTCGCGCATTACTACCTCTTCAAAACAGCGCAACCACTTACACGACAAACGCAACTACTCCGATTGCACTGCCAAGTGCTGGAAAAAATCTTGCCATTTATAATAATAGTGGAGCTGTCGGCGCCGTAACGGTTGGCGATAGTACTATGACTCCACAAGCTGCGGGCGCTGTTCAAGTTTCTGCAGGTAACGCTTTTGTTGGCGTAGCAGTTGCTCCGAATTCATGGACCTATTTATCTTCAGGTATCTGGAATTATGTTGGTACAACTGCCGCAACTTTGTTAGTTTATTTGATTGATGATCCCACATACATCATCACCCAACCAGCTACTAACTCAAGTGACGTTATTATTCCTACTGCACCAAGTGGCGCTCCAGTAAACGAACCGAATACATAAGCGGAGCAAACAGTGTCTTCTGGCGCTAATTTCTTTTTAAAGAAAGCTTTAGGTGAAGACTTTCTCCAATCATTGGAGAAGTTTGAGCTATATAAGCCAGGTACGAGAACCGTAATCGATCACGAAGAAGTGAAGACGGCTCTTAAGATCGTGCCCAGGGTTATAATGAGCCTTCTTATACAGCATCTGACGCCCATGGAAATTGGCCAGACGAAAGACATTCCTTTGGAAATTACTCAAAGTAATCCACCAGACGGAATTCTCCAAGTCACCAAACACGAACGAGATGTTTATAGTGGACACATTGAAAGTTCCACTGAAAAATATCCAGTCAAAGTTGTAGCGGAATTCAAGTATCGTTCTCTTCCAGGCGTCGGTCTAATTATTATGAGTACGTTCGAAATGTACGACGCTCACGACCTTGAAAAAGAATCTCCTCAAGCAACTCCTGATATGCAGCAACAAGTTCAACGAATGATCGATGAAAGGCTTGCTCTAAACGATCTCATTGGCAAAGTCATTGATAAGAAATTAGCTGAACGAGACGCAATACAACAACTGATACTTGCAAAGCTCGCCGTCCCTAATGTGGCACCTAAAGAACCTCTTACGGACCATTTTCAAGAAGCTAAACAAGACTTGAAGGAAAAGATAGTAGATGCTGCTCTAAAAGCAACTCCTACTAGCGAAGACTGTCCTATTCAAGAAGTTTTGGACGAAGTTAGAAAAGGATCTCCTTTAGGTAGATTCTTAGCTAAAAGAAAGAAGAAAGCTCTAAAAGAGCCAAAACACGAGTACGCAGTCGAGATGGTAAAAGGTGAAAATGTAAGTTGCCCAGACTGTCATCAAAATATTTTTAACGGTGAAGCTTTTTCTGGCTGTGTTTGTCTGGGTGACGACATGGACAAAAAGATATATCTTACGAAAGCCGAAAAGGGACTTAAGGTTCGTTTCGGTAAAGGCTGGGACCCCGAAAACATTGAAATGTTATTAGAGGTCATGCGGAGGAAACGTGGATAACCAGACTGGACAAAATCTAGTCTATATGGCTTACGACGGCGATAATGCTGGTAGGTTATGCGGTAGATCCATTTTAGCCAACAACGTACAAGGTTTGCATGAAGTATCGCAAAGAATCCAACTTGGACATGAAATTGTCAAACGTTGGGTTGAAAGCCATGGCGGCGAATTTATCTCTGGCGGTGGCGACGAGGGAGTTTTTTCCATTCCTTCACAGGCCATTGATGCAACCGAAGAGTTGCGTGCAGACTATAAATACGCCACTAACTTAACAGCTACCATTGGTATTGGTAATACCCTTTCAGAAGCTGGAAAAGCCATGCTTGTTGGAAAGTTTAGGGGTAAAAATACCATTGTTCGATATACGCCTGAGATCGAGCAAGAAATTAGACAGGCCCAATCACATATATCTCAAGGCATAGGTAATGCTGAAGAGAAGAAGATTGGTGAAGCATATTTACAAGATGAAGGAACGGTATCTACCATGATGAACCAAAATAAGGCTGAAGGAGATAATTCTTCAAACGACAATATCCCTAGCCACGATGACTGCCCATATTGTGCAGAATCGAGTGCTGCAAATATTCAAGATCCAGATCATTGCAAATATTGCCATGATATGGACGCAGAAAGTGATTGTCCATATTGCCACGATGCGGCTGCTCCAGGTCATGCTGATGACTGTCCGTATTGTGCAGAAGCTGCGAATCACGACCCAAGTGCTCCTGGACATCAAGATGACTGTCCCTATTGTCAAGATATGGGTAGTAGCGCACAACCTCCAGAAGGAAACGACTCTCACGAGACTGAACCTCCTGGTGCAAATAGCTCTCATGTAGTTGAGCCTACCGCTGGACCTACTATTGAAAATCCCACTACAACCGATAGTGAAAACTATATTGGTCAGGATTTGAATACTCCTGATTTACCTAAACCAGATGCTATTCAGCAATATCCCGATGGTCTTGGAGTCACAATGGATACTCCTACCAACGAGAATGTTAAATTAGATGTTGCAGGACAAGGATCTCATCAAATTAATCCTACAGGAGTTCAAAATGAAACACTTACGCAAGACAGTGGCGGCTCTGATCCGCAAAGCGAAGAAACGATCCAAGACATTGCACAAGAAATTAATGCGCAGCCTTCGACGAGCAATCCCGAAGCGCAAACGGTAAAAGATGTAGACGGTGCTAATACGGTAGATGCTACCGATTCTGCAACTGGAACTACGATGGAAGGGAATGTTAGTAGGCCTGACGGTTACGATGATCCAAGCCATCCGCAAGATATGGGTCTTGCAGAAGAAGACGAAGGTCAAACTCCAGATATTACTGGCGTAATGCAAGAAGGATTAGATGGTCACGCAGATAATATCAATCGTGAAAAAGTCATCAATCTAGTATCTGAAGCTTTAGTTGGTTTCAAAGCCTGTAAGTCGATTTTAGAAAAATCTAAACTTCAAGCTCCACAACTTTATGAATCATCTATCGCTATGCTTAAAGCCATGATTGAAATGGCTAAGATGCTTGGTTTAGACCAAGAAGCTCAAGCTCCGACTGGCGAAGATCCACTTGCAGATAATCCTGCAGCTGCGACTCCAAACAGTCCTGTGAATGATTCCAGTAGTCAAAATTATGCTCAATCTAGTGCAGCGCCAAAACAAGGTGATCCTGCAGCGGCTGGTGTTCCGAAATACCAACCGTCAAAATCCGCAGCTCCCAAGGAGGGTGCTGCTGAAGACCCAAAAAAACAGAAGGGGCAGTCGGCCAACCAATAGGTAAACTGCCCACTAGTGCAACAACTGAACACGTCGCTAGAACACCACAATTACCTGGTGGCGTGAACGCTAAGGGTCAAAAGAAAGTTATCGATCCACAAACCGGTAGAGTCCGATGGATTGATATGAAAGAAGGAAAGGTCCAAAGTGATACTGGGGTTCCAGTTAAACCGATAGACCCAAATAAAGATCATGCCGCTCAAATTTCAAATAGACGCTGAAGCAATCGCAGCTCAGTTTAAAGACTATATGCTTTCTATCAAGGAAGACATACAAAAGTCTGTTGAAAATTTGGCTACATTGACTCGCACGCGTATTGTTGAAGAAGTTGATAAAACACTTCATACTTCTCAAAAAGAATACATGGAAGCTCTTGGAGATGCTGAAGAAGTTGCTCCTGGTGTTTGGGTTATCTCTCTCGATGAGAAAGCTCTTTGGATTGAAGAAGGCATAGAAGCTGGTAAAGACATGAAACCTGATTTACTTAAAGGAAAGAAATATAGAGTAATTCCTTTCAAGTACGACAAAGGGCCAAGTCAGAACTCTTCTTTTACGCAAGGTTTAATCAGTGAGATTAGACAAAAACTCAGAAAGGAAAAAATTCCTTTCAAAAAAATTGAATATGATTCCAACGGAAGTCCTCGTACTGGAAAGCTGCATGAGTTTAACTTAGGCGGCCCGCGTCCTGGTAAAGGAAATACTCCAGCACTTACTAGACTATCGATTTACCAAAACGAAAAGGCTGGTAAAATAAAGCGAGACATCTTAACCTTTAGAACCGTGTCCGCTGGACCAGCTAGTGCTGGAAAATGGATACATCCAGGACTGACTGCGCAAAGGTTTATGGACAAGGCCATGGATATGGCAACGAAAGACTGGGAAGAAAAGATTCTTCCAGAAATTTTAGAGAAGTATAAATAATGGGCGTTTTCCAAGGTGACGTAATTATAAAAGCCATGATCGATCTCAGTCTCGAAGAGATGAGGAAAAATCTTTGGCTATTGGACGATGTTTTTGAAAGCTTAAATGTTCTCAAATACACTTCCGATAAGTACGCCGGAAATATTGCAGCTGCTAAAGAATGGCTCTTGAATAACAAGATCGACGTATACATGCGTCCTCGTAATGATAAAGACGTATTGCCATTTGTCAGCATCTTGCCTGGCGGATCTAACGAAAAAATCGAAATGAAAACTATGGGCGATCTATCTCCTTTTAAAAAGAGACTATTGCCACAAGAGATTGGGAAGCCAATTCCATACATAATGAAACCATTTACTCCACTTGGTTTTATACCCGACGTTGGAGTGGTTGAAGTTGATAGTACATTGCCTGGATTTGATATCGTCCGCCCTGGCATGGTTTTAGTCAACCCTGCAAATGGGGAAGGTTTCGTAATTCAAAACGTAATAGGCAATACAATCCTTATTGAGCCTGATACCCAAATTAATGCTACACAGCTTGGTGTAGTCCCCGAACATCAATTTTACGAGGCTCGAATTGAACACACCTGGAATCAAGAAACGTATTCCATTGGTTGTTACGCCCATGGCGATCCTCAAAATTTAATTTGGCTTCACAGCATCGTCTATTATGCCATTATGCGTTATAGAGAAATGCTACTCGAAAAAAATGGCTTTGCAGAGTCAGTTGTCTCAAGCGGAGAAATTTCCGAAGACCCAAATTACGAGGGGCCAAATGGCGAACAGGCCTTTGTAAAATTTATAACCATCACTGGTCAAGTTGAACAAAGCTGGATCAAAGCACCTAAGAGATTCATTGAAGCTGTGGTGCTAAAAGAAAAAACTAGAGAAGGTGTCAAAACGGGTATCGACTTCATAAGTAATGAAAACTCCCCACCTATTTTGGATGCCGCCGAGGAACCATGGCATACGACAGCGCCTGAAGAGGACCCTGACGATGACCTATAAAGTAATCTTAAGTATATGCCAGGATTTGTAAAAACTAAATCAGACGAAAAGAAATGGTCCAAGGCCAAAGATGCCGCCGCAAAGCAAACTGAACGCGGTAGCGAAGGTTTTTGGAAACTTTCAAACTATATATTTCATAAATCTGAAGGAAATCATCAAGTTGCAGAGTTTTTTAAGTCTGAATTGATGAAATTTGGGGGCATGGGGCAATTAAGTCTCGCAGAGCCCGAATCCAAATGTGAAGGCGAACATCCAAGACAGCCAAGCATGCAGAAACTAAGCGATTTTATGGCCAAATGCAAGCTTAAGAAATGTGGTCCGTAGCAATCTATAAGGGGTATTTAAGGATAATCTTATGGCAAACGAAAAAACATATTCCGCACACGAAGCCGCATTGGCAGTTTTAGCTAAAACTCAAGAATTACTAAATAAATCTGAGTTTATGAAAGCTGAAAAAATGAAAAAAGATGGCAGTATCCAATCAGGTATTGCTGCAGCCGGTGGTGGTGGAAATACTCCAATTAACTCTGGCGTAGTCTCTTCACTGGGTGGCTCATTCGGAAAAAACGAAAAAGTTTGCATGGATCATGCAGACCACGACAAGATGGATAAATGTGTTCATAAATCGGAGTGCGTTAAATGTATGGGCAAATCTGAGTACACTGAACTTTATGCATCTTTAGCAAAAATGGAAGAGTTTCAAAAGGGTGAAATGCCAAGTCCCAAACCAGCAAAAGAAAGAGATCCGGCAAGTCCTGAAGCTCAAGGTGCTGGCAATAAAGAACAACCAAGTTCACCTGCAGCAGATCCTTCGAAGCCCATTGAAAGAGATCATAGTGATTTCGAAACGAAGCCTGGACATTCAAATGCTCCAGATCATCGTGAAGCTCCTCAAGCATCTCCCCAAGCTAATCCAAAAGAACAGCATGAGGGAAATAATCCAGAAGCTGGATCGATACCTGGAAATGGAATTCACAAGCTCATGTATTTTTGCGGACACTCAAAAGCTAAAAAGAACATGAAGAAGGGAATAGCCCTTGGCTAAGAAAGAAAAGGTAGCACCTATGGAACAAAAAGAAATGACACTTGAAGAAGCAAAAGCTTTTCGTGCGTCAATGTATAAGCCTACGCCACGAAAATTAAGCGATCCAGAAAAACGTGAAAGTTTCAGACTTTTTTGGGTTCAAAATAGAAAAAAATACGGTAAAGCCAAAAGCCTAGAAGGCATCATCTGGTTACACTTAAAGACTATGAAGATGGACGAACCGGAAAAATTCGAAGATGGATTAAAACACTTCGGATTAAAAAAGATCAAGTAAGTTGAGGAGAGTAAAATGTCTCAAAGATTAGTTACACCTTTTATAAACACTAACATTCCTGGTGCATACCCTAATGTTACGGTTATAAGCCAACCAATTGGTATCGGCGCATCCGGTATCGTGGTTATCATGGGAGAAGCTGATGGCGGAAATAGCTATCAGAATGTTGCGTTAGCTGGAAACAGTTATACTCCAGATCAACTCGCGTTGGTTGCTCAGAAATATATCAGCGGTCAAATCGTTGATGCGTTTACTGCATTGAGTGCTCCTTCAAACGACACCAATATCACTGGAACCGCAAACCTGGTTTATATCGTTAAAACAAATTCTGGAACTCAAGCTTCTGCACTCGTTGCAGCTGCAACATCATCTCCAAGCAATTATGGTACTTTAAAAGACCAAAACTGGGGACTTCCTGGAAATAACTATAAATATCAAGTTACACAATTAGCTGCTGAAATGGCACCTACTGTAACTGGTACGGCTATTCCTTCATTCCCTGCAACATACGGTGCAAGCTTTAGCGTTCGTCTCAATGGCGCAGCCGCAGTTGTAGTCAGTGTTGGTCCTGGTCCTTATACGACTGGCGCTCAAGTTGCCGCTTCCATGACTGGACTTCCAGTTGGAATGTCAGCTTCAGGTAACGCAACTACGGTCACATTGACTGTAAACCCAGACATCTACGCAAACAGCGAAGGTTGGGGTAAATCATTTGAATTAATCGATTCAAGTCCTGGTGACTTGGCCTCTTTAGGTCTGGTTGTAGGATTGACAGTTTCTTCGCAAGAAGCTGAAGTCGAAGTTGACATCAACAATGCGGCTTCTGGTTTAAGCGAAAGCTTAGATGTTGAACCTAGCATTGCTTTAAGCGTAGGGTACCAAGGTACTAGCGCAACTCTTTCAATCTCAGCTGGGGTGTTAAGCACAACTGTTGTTGGTGGAAGTGGAAATAACTTAAGCATTCAAATGAGTCAATATTCAACTTGTGCAGAACTCGCATCATACATTGCCGCTCAACCTGGATATAGCGCATTGGCATCAGCCTCTGCTCAACAATTGTCTCCAAGTGTGTTAGACGATGTTAATGCAATTGGTATTGCATCAACTGGTCCTGGTTTAATGCCTGGTCGAATCAAAGACGCACTCTATGAATTCGAAACAGTTGTTGGAACTTCTAAAGGTCTCGCATTCACTGCAACTGCAACTGCCGGATTGCCAGCAGCTATGTCAGCTGCAATTTTCTTGGCTGGTGGAACTCGTGGTGGAACTGCTGCCGCAGACATTGTAAATGCTCTAGCTCAAATTGCTGGTATCCAATGTAATATCATTTGCCCACTCTTCTCTGAAGATGCAAGCGAAGATATCGCATTAGGTTTAACAGACGCAAGCTCGACTTACACGATTGCCGCAGTCAATGCAGCTACGAAAAATCACTGTATTGAATTTAGCACTCCTTCATTGAAACACAACAGAATTTGTATCCTATCCTACTGGGACAGCGGTTCAAATACTTATAACAATGCAGCTTCGCAAGCTCAATCATTAGCAAACTATCGTTGTTCGTTGGCTATCCAACAAGCAATGCAAGTCAACTCTGCTGGAGTTATCACAACTTTCATGCCTTGGTACAACGCAGTTGTCGCCGCTGGTATGCAAGCAGGTGGATTCTACAAGTCGATCTGTAACAAACTTGCTAACGTCATCAGTTACATCGATCCTGCTGGATTCGATTCTGGAAGCCCAGGCGATGTTGAAAATGCATTAAACGCCGGATTGTTATTCTTGAACGCACTCACTGCAGGAAATGCATGGGTCAGCGATCAAACGACATACGGATTTGATACAAACTTCGTTTACAATAGCATCCAAGCTGTTTATTGTTCCGACATCATTGCACTGGATTTAGCTTCAAGCTTTACCGCTGCATTCGTTGGACAATCAGTTGCAGATGTTTCAGCCGCAAATGCTCTGGCTTACTTAGGTCAGAAGATGGACGGTTACAAACGATTGAAACTTATTGCCGCAAGCGATGACGCTCCTCTTGGTTATAAGAATGCCAAGGTTAGCATCCAACCTCCAGAAATGGACGTTTACGTTGAAATTAAACTGGCTACTGCCATTTATTTCATCCCTATTAACATCAACGTATCGCAAGTACAGCAATCAGCATCATAATCTTTAGGTTATGAGGAGTAATTAAGAATGCCTACACCATATACAGTTACAGGGGCGCGAGCGCTCGTTTACGTGAATAATCAACTAGTTGGGATCTTTGAGTCTTGTACGGTAGCCAATACCACAAGCACTGAAGCCATCCATCTACTCGGTCGATATACACCTGCTGAAATCGCTATTACGGCGAAAGAAGCGGTCAATGTGACCTGTTCAGGCTTTCGTGTTGCTGGAAACGGCAAGACAATCCTACCGGCAGTTCCAAAAGTTCAAGATTTGCTGAATTTTGAACCTTTTACAATCGCTGTTATCGACCGTCAAAATACGAGTCCAAACCCAGTTCCTTTGGAAACCATCCAGAACTGCGTTCCTACCACAGATAATACCAATTATAATGCTAAGGCTACAAGTCGAGTCAATATTAACTATGTTGGCACGATTTCGAGCGACGAGGCAGGACCTCAGTCAGAGTCCGGCACAGTGCCTGATCTCACGCCTCCTTCTGGGTCTACGTAATTTCTTAAGCGAAAAAGTTGAACTTTTTACAATCCCGCAAGAAAATTGCGGGATTTTTGTTTTTTGTAACAAAAATGTTAGCTTTTTGCTAACAAACATGGTAGATTCATCTACCGCCAAAAATTTGAGGTGATCGTAGCCAAAGTAGTTTAAGGCGCCAGTCTGTGAAACTGGCAAGTGTCGGTGCAAGTCCGACCGATCACCCCACAGAGCACGTATAACTCAAGTGGCAGAGTGCCAGTTTTCCAAACTGGATGCTGGGGATTCGAGTGCCCCTACGTGCTCCATTGATCCGATTTCGTCTAATGGCAGGACCCTGAGCTTTGAACTCAGAGATTTTGGTTCGAATCCAAGAATCGGATCTTAAATATCAATATCGAGCCGGTTTAGCTCAGACAGCAGAGCGCCAGTTTTGTAAACTGGATGTCGTGGGTGCAACTCCTACAACCGGCTCCAAACGAGGAAGAGTGGCAGAGTGGCTGATCGCGCTAGTCTTGAAAACTAGAGGCGGTGCTAAAACCATCGTTCGTGAGTTCGAATCTCACCTCTTCTTCCAGGGCCGCCATCGTCTAATTGGAATAGGACGTCTGGCTTTCAACCAGAAGACTACGGGTTCGAGTCCCGTTGGCGGCCCCAATTATTCTCTTAAACTGAAAAACGGTTTAAGGGAATAATCAGTGCCCGATTGGTGGAATTGGCAGACACACCGGTTTTAGAAACCGGCTTTTGGGGGTTCAAGTCCCTCATCGGGTACCATACTTTTGGCTTAGTATGATATTATTAAAGTAAGCCAAATCGCGTGTAACGGTGGACCAATTGGTTGGTCAACCGCCTGTAAAGCGGTGGCCTCTGGCTTATGTAGGTTCGAGTCCTACCCGTTACACCAAAGATCCTGGGTAGCTCAGCGTTAGAGCGTCCGACTGTTAATCGGAGGGTCGCAGGTTAGATCCCTGCCCCAGGAGCCATGTTGAAGTGTAGCTCAATTAGCAGAGCACTCGCTTGATAGGCGATAGGTTGCTGGTGCAAGTCCAGCCACTTCAACCAAAGAGGAACCGTAGCTTAGAGGCTTAAAGCGCTCCCCTGTCCAGGGAGAGATCGTGGGTTCGAATCCCACCTGTTCCGCCATCTACTTGAAATCATTGTAAATCTTACACGCACCTAATCTTATTAGAGCCTACATGGGTAGGTTGATCGCAAATAGCGACAGGAAATAGGTTAGGTTTATGGCCATAGAAACACTCTGGAACACAGTCGTTCCACAGTTGTTCACTGCTGACGGCACCGCTTTAGGCGTAGTTACCGTTGCGAGTACAGCTGGATTTAAAGTAAAACAACAAGTCATTGTTTCGATGCCTACATTGCCCGACCTTACCCTGCAATGTAAAAGAGTCGTTTCGTCTACCCAACTTATCGTCGGACCAATACCAACGCAAATTGGTCAATCAATGCTTACTGTCAGAACAAATATCAGCGCCTATACGGTAGCTGGCGGCGCATTCATCTATGCTGAAGAACAACCTAAAAACAAAATAAAAGTCCAAGACATAAACGAAGCGGTTTATGAGCAAGAGCCAACAGTTGCTTTAAGAAGTGTGCTAGTTGACCAGTTTGGTAGCTTTTATGGAAGTGTAGTTGACATCAATGGTGTCAATAGGCTTGCAGTTGATGCTGCCGTTACAATTTCTGGGGTTACGGTTGACCTCGACGCCTTCACAAAAGACCCTCCAGATAACGTTTTGGTTGTTGGTTCTGAAGATGGTACCGAATTTGGTATTAAACATGCACTCGAAGTTGCTGCGAATGGACTGTTGCAAGTTCAAGATACGGCTGCAGAAACTTCTTTAGCCGCAATCGAAGAAGCTATAACTACTGGCGTACCAGTTACGTTTGTAGGCACTATTCCAGACAACTGGAGTGAAATCGATTTAGCATACGATGTGGATGAAAATTTAGTCGGCGTCACTTACGTAGTTCCAGCGGCACCAAGCGTAGTGTTGACTTTAAGTTATGATGTTAACGGAAATTTAACTAAGGTTTTGGCGAGTTAAAAAATGGCAGATCCTAGAGATAAAATTCAATACGTATTCAATCCCTTTACTGGAAAACTTGATGCGGTAAAGACATTCAATGCAGATAGAATTGTAACAAATTCATTAAATGCAGCTGGTCATCCTAGATTAATTTGGGACGCCCCTAGTTCAAGTTTTATAGCAGACGGTCCAGACATCGTTGTTGATAACGATGGTAATGTGGTAACCACAAGGTAATTAGATGTTTCATAATCAGTTAGTCGGCAATGATTTACATGCTCCGACAAACCAACAAGTAGAAAACGATACGGTCACGTCAATAGGCGTACTGATGGCCGTTACCTACAATGGTATTGGAACTTCATACCCTTCTATAATTTTGGCAAATGGTGCAGTTGATCGCGTTCGTGGTATTACTCAAACGGTAATAGACGCTAGCGGTGGAATTGGGTTCATAACATCTCTTGGATTTTTAATTGGAAGCGTAGCTGCTCCCGTAGATACTTCTAGTTGGATTGAAGGAACTATTTTATATGCAAGTGCCGCTGGAGTTTTACAAACTACACCTAACGGTCCTCCGGTAGCCACAGTATATCTTTCAGACGCAGTAAACGGAGTTATGTATGTAGAAAACTCCTACGTAGCTGGTGGCAGTGGAACAGGAAATGTTATTGGTCCTTCTTCATCAACCAATATGGCAATTGCTTCATGGAATGGAACGACTGGAACAAATTTACAAAATAACCCAAACGCTATCGTGCAAGTACCAAGTGGTGCTTTGCAAGCGGCAGCGATAATTATAGATAACATAGTTAGTGACCAAATCTCAGTCCCTAGCGATTACACAATGATAACGGCTGGCATCGAATTAGATGGCGGCGAAATCGACATCGAGACCGATGCCGAATTATTAGTTTTATAAGGAAAAGAAAATGGCAGCCCCAGGCACAATAAGATTTGCAGAAGTAGCGAGTAACCCACCAACTCCTCCAGTTGGCTACGCAATTGTTTTTATTAAAACAGATAATGTTTTCTATATCATGGACTCTTCTGGAGTTGTTACTCCATTAGGATCTGCTAGTTCCATTACCAGTTTATCTGGCGATGTCATTGGGTCTGGTCCTGGTGTTGCTGTTACAACTGTAGAATACGTAGGTGGACAAGCTGCTGCCAATATCGCAGCTGCCACGGTAGAAGTTGAGGCCGCTACAAGCTCAAACGTAAATAGTACACTAGTTCAAAGAGATACTTTTGGAAACTTTTCAGCCAACGTAATCACTGCGTCTTTAAATGGTAACGCATCCACTTCAACATCTTCAGTTAGTGCAATCGATTTCACGGGTACGTTAAATGGTGATGTGACTGGAACTCAAGGTTCGACTGTTGTAGCCTTCGTAGGTGGATATGCCGCTGCCGCTGTAGCCGCCGCTGTTCTTGCAACTCAAGATGCTACTCCAGCAAATACTGCTAATACGTTAGTTGAAAGAGATGCCTCTGGAAATTTCGTAGCCAACGTAATAACTGCTGCATTGAACGGTAATGCATCGACCGCCACATTCGCAACCAATGCAACTACCGCCGTAAATTTTACTGGATCTCTGTTAGGAGATGTAACTGGAACTCAAGGTGCAACCACAATAGCGTCTATGATCGTGACCGGCAAACTCTTAACTGGATACAGCGTTGGAACAAACACTCCAATCGCGGCTACAGATTCAATCTTAAGCGCTTTTGAAAAAATACAAGGCCAATTAAACGCTACATTTGGAACAGCTATCACTGATTTAACAGGTGACGTTTCAGCAACTGGTCCTGGTAGCGTACCTGCAACTATTGAAGCTATCCAAGGTAAGGCTGTAATTGGAACCACTGGAACTGTCAATGTTGTGTTTTCTAACGCTCCGACATTGACTGGATTACTGAGTGGTGGATCTGCAAGTTTTACAAGTACGATTGCAGCTTCAAACTTTAGCGGATCTTCTTCTGGTAGCAATACTGGGGATGTAACGCTATCCAACACAAATTCTATAGATCTAGCTTTCTCGTCAGGCCAATTGTTATTGGCAGCGACTTTAAATCTTTCAGCTGGAACAGTTGATGCTGGATATATCCCAATCGCTCTATCTATTAAATCAGACGGTTTGTTTGCTGAAGGTTTAGCCGGTACCCCAGTTCAAATCGGTACATCAAACAACATTGGATCTGCAGCTTCTTTCTCTAGGGCCGATCACGTCCACCAAATTACATCGGCTATTATACTTGGATTGTTGTTAAGTGGATATGCTCCTGGTAGTAATACTCCGATCAATGCTGGAAATACATTATTACAAGCATTCGAAAATTTACAAGCTCAAATTACTGCGGGTGTCGGTTCTGCCGTAACTTCTCTAACTGGAGACGTTGTAGGTACAGGTCCTGGCGCTACAGCTACCACGGTTGAAGCCATCCAAGGATTCGCCGTTTCTTCAACTGGTCCAACTGATGCTCAAATTTTCATCTATAATAATACAACTTCCAAATGGACTCCACAAACTATTAGTGGTGACGCTGGCATTGCGGATACTGGAGTATTGACTCTTGCAACTGTAAACTCTAACGTTGGATCATTTGGATCTTCAACAGCTATTCCTTCGTTCACTGTTAATGCCAAAGGATTAATCACAGCAGCTTCTACGAGCCCTGTAGTTGCTCCAGCTGGAACATTGACAGGTACCACGCTCGCTGCAAACGTATTATCATCTTCTTTAACATCAGTCGGAACAATTACGAGCGGTGTTTGGAATGGTACTCCATTAAGTGCAGCTTACATGTTGGCTTTACCAGTAAACGAAATTTACGTTGGTAATGCATCTAATCAACCCACTGCAGTGGCAATGTCTGGTGATGTAGCGATCATAGCTTCTGGTGCGACAACCATTCAAAATAACGTTGTAAGTAATGCTAAACTTGCACAAATGGGAGCTAATACCCTCAAGGGTAACAATACTGTTTCTACTGGAAATGCATTAGATTTAACTATAGCTCAAATCAATGCAATGCTGTTATATGTAACGACCGTTGGAGCCATAGATGGTGGAACTGCCAACGCTAATGGATTGTTTATTGATGCATCTAACAAAATTTATGCACAATCTGCAAGCGCAACCGTTCCTGGAATGGTCAACTTAACTGTTCAAAGTTTTGCGGGCGCAAAAACTTTCACAAGTCCTGTGACAATCGCCGCAGCATCAACTTCTGCATTGGTAATTAATACAACCTCTTTCATATTCGACTCAGTCAATAATGCACTCGGTATCGGAACTCAACCCGCTACCAACGTAATGATCGATGGTGTTAACACTTCTGGTGCATCTAAACTTGTCCAAATGACTGGATATGGAGTTGGATCTTCTACTGGATATCGTGGTAGATTTGCTCGCGGTACGGTAGGAAGTCCAAGTGCCGTTCAGGCTGGCGATAACTTAAGCGCTATCTCTGGTCGTGGTTATGGTACTTCGCAATTTGCTGCAGCATCCACTGGAGTAATGAATATCGTTGCTGGTGAAACTTTCACAAATACGTCCAACATGACGTATTTAACATTCAGTGCAACTCCAACTGGATCTGTCACTTCTTCAGAACATTTTAGAGTAGCTGCAACTGGAGTAACTCTTGGGCCTCAAAGTGCAAGTACTGATTTACACACCGTAAATGGTGGTTGGATCAGAACCAATAAAACCATTACTGGAAGCTACAGTGTAGATACAACCACAACTGACGATATAATCTATTCGAACCAAAGTGCTGCGTTAACGATAACGCTGCCTACTCCTACTGCTGGAAGAACAGTCGTTGTTAAGGATATCTCTGGTTTAGCTCAAACTTACGGTATAACAATGGCACCTCATGCATCAGAAAAAATTGAAGGTTTAGCTGCAAACAAAGTTCTTTACACAAACTTTGGTTCATGGACCTTCTCATCTGATGGAACAAACTGGTGGATGATCTAAGTGGCACGTAAAGTATTTGAAGCATTTTCAACTAGCGGTTCTTGGACTGCACCTGCCGGTGTAACTGGCGTTCGTCTATATATGAGACCTGGTGCAGGAGGCGGAGCTGGTGGCGGCGGAGCTGGAGGAGGATTCTCTGGATCTTCTGGCGGAGGCGGCGGTGGCGGTTCAGGCGGAGGCTCTGGAGGCGCAGCTTCTGGATTTTACGTATCTATAGCAGTAGTGCCAGGCACTCTTTATACAATCACAATTGGATCTGGTGGAGCTGGGGGAACGAATGGAACAGGCGGAGCCGCAGGTGCTGCTGGAACTGCTGGAATAGTTGGCGGATTAGGCGGAGTAACAAGCTTTGGTTCTTTAATTTCAGTCGGACAAAATAGCACGGTTGGTGGTGGAACAGGCGGAACAGCTGGAAGATTAGGTAATGCTGGAACTTCAACCACAGGCGGTGCAACGACTGCAACGGCTGGCGCTGGAAATCAATATGGATTAATTTCTGGTACTGGATCAAACGGATCTACTGGCGGTGCAGGTGGTGCT